CTGGTTTTGCATTTAGTGCGCCAGCCGTTGAAGATTACATAGCCAATTTACAAAAAGTTACAGGCGTATTAGATGACCAATTACGCCCAGCATTCCAACAATTACTCACAGCTACAGGATCTATTACAAAAAGCCAAGATGCATTAAACACTGCATTAAATGTAAGTGCTGCTACTGGTCGATCTTTAACAGAGGTAAGCGCAGCATTAACTAGAGGATTCTCAGGCAACACCACAGGTCTTAGCCGTTTAGGTGCTGGCATAAGTAAGGCCACATTAAAAACTGGTGATATGGATAAGATCCTGGGTGAACTTAATAACAAGTTTGCAGGCCAGGCACAAGCTAGATTAACTACCTATGCAGGCAAGATGGATCTACTAAGAGTATCTACAGAAAATGCCAAAGAAGAAATCGGTAAAGGTTTATTAGATGCTATAAGTTTACTAGGCAAGAATAGAAGCATAGAAGATGCCGCTACTCAAATGGATACCTTTGCCAAGTCTATTAGCGATGCGATTTATGGAGTAGGTTTATTGATAAGCAAGTTAGACGGCCTAGCATCGAAGATAACTTCCGGTGGCTTAGGCGATTTGTTAATACGCTTACAACCAGGTGGGCTAGCCTTACAAAGGGCTGTGGGATTAGCTGGCAGTGCAAGAAGTGCCACTCAACCAGACAATAAACAAGGTCGAGCATCGGCTCGTATCTTTGGCCAGCAACTACGCCTAGAAAATAAACTATCGGAGCAGAAGAAAAAAGAATTAGCGCTGTTAGATGCCAAAAATAAGAAACAAACCGAGGTAGATAAATTAGCCCAGCAATTTGACGTTGAACGCATAGGCTTAATGAAGGCGCTAAATGAAACTACCGATGCTGAGACTAAGTTACGCATACAAGCCAAGATAGCGATACTAGATAATAACGAGGCTTTGGCTAAGAAATACAATGCAGAGTTAAATGCTAAGACAGCAGCTGATTTATTAGCCACTGCTGCTACGGATGCTGCTAATGCTTTAAATACTTTGCCTAATAAATACGATCAAATTTTTACCAGTTTAGTTGGTCAATTTAAATCGATGGGGATTGAAGCAGGCGCAGCAGCAGGCTTGGCTGCCTCATCTGCAAGATTACAGGCACAGGCTGATGCATTTTTTGCGCAAGCAGGTCAATATGCCGTGCCAGGTGGTATGCCATCTAGTGCGACTACAGCTGCCGCAGCAGCAGCACCTACAGTAGTACCACAGGTAACTGTAAACACAGGCGCAGTATTAAGCAATAACCAAGACTTAGAACGTTACATCCAAGATGCTGTGGGTAATGTAATTAAATTAGGTAATGGCGTAGTTCCTCGTGGATCGTTGATTCTACTTCAATGAGTGCTCCTACAATTAATGCAATTATTAACTTCAGCACTGGGCCTAGCACGGCTCAGGCTATGCAGTTAGATATTGGCGTATTAGGCACAAACGTATTGGCAGATGCAGTAGCAGTAATTGTTGATGTGTCAGATCGTATTAACTTTATTCAAACAGCTGTAGGCCGTAATGCTTTATTCGATCAATTCCAGACAGGCCAATTAACATTACGCATAGTAGATCAGAATGGTGACTTTAACCCTACAAATCCGACTGGGCCTTATTTTGGTTTATTGACCCCTATGAAAAAAGTGCAGATATCTGCCAACTTTCAGAATGTGACTTACCCTTTATTCACAGGCTTTATTACAAGTTATGTAAACACACAACCTAAAGATGCCACAGAGGTTGCCTACACAACCATACAGGCCGTAGATGCGATGCGCCTGGCTTACAATGCCCAGATCTCTACAGTCACAGGTGCTACAACTGGCGACCTATCAGGTACACGCATTAATGAGATATTAGACGAAATCGACTGGCCATTATCACAGCGCCAGATAGATGCAGGGCAAACTACATTACAGAATGATCCAGGCACTCCACGCACTGCTTTAGGTGCTATGCAGACTGTCGCCCAGTCAGAGTACGGCGCAATCTATGTAGGCTTTGATGGATCCTTTGTATTTAAGGACAGGCTTACAGCTACAGAAACTATAGGTAATACACCTACAGTCTTTGCCGATGATGGCACAGGTATCCAATATGCTAACGCAGCCTGGAAACTAGATGACACCCTTATATTTAACTCTGCCCAGATAAGCAGGCTATCGGGCACTGTGCAATCTGCCAGCAATCAGGCAAGCATTGACAAGTATTTTATTCATTCATATAACCAACAAGATCTGCTAATGCAGACCGATGCCGTAGCCCTAGATTATGCCAGGGCTTATGTGGCTAGCAGGGCTGAAACAACCATTAGATGCGATGCCATTGAGCTTGACCTATACACCCCTAACTACGATACAGGCATAGTCGCAGCGCTTAACCTAGACTTCTTTGATCCGATCACAGTAATCACAACCCAGCCTGGTGGATCTAAGCTGGAGAAAACACTGCAAATCTTTGGCGTATCCAACATCATCACACCTAATAGCTTCAAAGTGGTGTTTACAACGCTAGAACCTGTCATAGATGGGTTTATAATAGGCAACGTAGATTACGGGGTCTTAGATCAAAACGTATTATCTTATTAAGGAGATATAATGCCAACTTTTCCAGGCACAACAGGACAAGTAGTCACATCCACAATGTGGAATGGATTACCAGCCTTTGAAGTACAAACTGCTAAAACAGCAGATTACACAGTAGGTAGTGGCGATGAGTACCAACAACTTATTCCAATGAATAAATCATCAGCTGCAAACTTTAGTATTCCAACCGATGCTACATATAACTTTCCGATAGGCACAGTTATTACTGTATTAAATCAAGCAACAAACTTGGTAACAATTAAGGCGGTAACTTCTGGCACAACCACAATAGTAAGTGCGGGTGCTGTTGTGGCCCAACCAACTTTAGCGCAACATAAATCTGCTGCCTGTATTAAAACAGCTGCAAATTCTTGGGTAATTGTAGGGGCTATTGCATAAATGTTAAATTTAATTGCTGCCAATTTAGCACCTACTGTTCCAGCGGTGCCGCTTGATGTTGACATTGTTATTATTGCTGGTGGCGGTGGTGGTGGATTTGATGAATCAGGTGGTGGTGGTGCAGGTGGTTATTTAGAAGGCACAATACTTGCTCTTTCTAAAGCTACTAATTATTCAGTACAAATTGGTGGCGGTGGTGCAGGTGGTTCAGGTGGAACTAGACCAGGCACTAATGGCACTAACTCGGTATTTTCAACACATACCGCTAATGGTGGCGGTGGTGGTGGTGGTGCATCTGTAACAGTTAGTGAGCGGGAAGGTAAAGCAGGTGGTTCAGCAGGTGGTGGTTCTACTTATTTTGCACCTAATAATGGTGGTACTGCTAATCAAGGTAGTTCATCTCCATTAACTGGCTATGGATTTAATGGCGGAAATGCAACCACAAACGGCAGATCAGGTGGTGGCGGTGGTGGTGCTGGTGCTGTTGGAACTAATGGAGATTCTACTAATGGAAACATTGGTAAAGGCGGTAATGGCAGAGCCAATTCAATTACTGGAACATCAATCACTCGTGGCGGTGGTGGTGGTGGCACTTCAGGTAACAGTACTGTAACAACAGATGGTGGTACTGGTGGTGGTGGCCGAGGTGCTTCAAGTAATACTGGGTCAACAGCTGGCGACACAAATACAGGCAGTGGTGGTGGTGCTGGTAATGGATATGGTATTGCTGCACCGCCTTCTAATGGTGGATCAGGTGTTGTTATTTTTTCTTACCCTAATAGTTTTACAATTACTATCGGTGCAGGTTTGACAGGTACAACAGCAGCTAGTGGTAGTAATAGTGTTACAACAATTACTGCTGGTAGTGGAAATGTGAGTTGGGCATAATGGCACATTACGCATTCATTACAGATGGAATAGTTACCGAAGTTATTACAGGTATTGATGAAACAGAAACCATAGAAGGATTAGACACCGAAACTTGGTATGGTAATCACAAAGGTCAATTATGCAAGCGCACATCTTACAATGGCAATATTCGCTATAACTATGCAGGCATCGGATATACATACGATTCAACAAGGGATGCGTTTATTGCACCTGAGCCTATAGATGCTATTGGATTTGATGAAGATACTTGCCAGTGGATTGTGCCACCTCTTGATAAAGCCTAAATTATGTGCAGCTGGTGTGCAGTTAAGAGATCAAGTTGATACGTGGTTTCCAGATAGGCGTACTGCCAGTGATGGGTGGGTGGGCGATAGCCGTCACTCCGCCAGAAAATCGGATCATAATCCAGACGCCAATGGATGGGTCAGAGCGATTGATATTGATTCTCGCTTGGGTTCACCCGAGGGGATCAGCGCTTATCTGGCTGACCAAATCAGAATCGCTGGTAAAACCGATAAACGCATATCTTACGTCATCCACAATGGGAGAATATGCTCGAAAATATTAAATTGGAAGTGGCGTAAATACAACGGCATAAATCCGCACACCAAACATTTGCACTGTAGTTTTACAAAGCTAGGCGATCTCGATGGAAAACCATTTGACATCCCATTACTAGGAGGCAAGATATGAAGATAAGCAAAAAACAAAAGGCGATACTAAAGTCATACGCACGTGGCGTATTGGTATCATTTTTAACATTCTTAGCAAGCAATGAATTAGGTTTAGACCCAGCGCTGTCTGTAGTAATTGCAGCACTCGCAGGGCCAGCAGCTAGGGCTTTAGATAAATCCGATATTGCCTATGGCATCGGTGCTAATGAAAAATGAGTCCTACAGAATGGGCTGGCTTTGGCGCTGGCGTTATGGCCGTGCTATCAGGCGGGCTAATAGGATTACGTTTTTTAGTTAAA